TAAAAGAATCATCAACTACCTTATTAAAATCTATTTGTCTGCTGTAGAAATAGTTGTCATTAAATCTATAATCTGATCTTAAAATTACTTCATCAGAATTTTTATCCCCTCTATATCTATATCTTTGTTTAGTTTTAAACTCTTCATATGATTTGGTAATATAGTGGTGTAGCCTAAAATTACAATCAACTATCCTTTTTATTTTACCTTCTTTAAATAAAATAAGTTCCTCTGCATTCAATACTTTACCATCTAAAGCTGCTATATTACCATCAGTTACAGTCAAACAATGAGGGGTGTTAAAGTGTTTTAATTTATCTGGTCTTGCTATCATTTTTAACCATGTGTGTTCACTGTTTGGGTCCTTACCTCTACATGTAAATCTAGTTGTAACTAGTTCTGGGGAATAATTAGTGTGACCAGATGAAGCAAATATTTTTTGGTTCATAGCTATGGCAGATACATCATCTGGCACACTATTTAAAAGATTAATAAACTTATCACCATTTATGTCTGCTATAAATTCATCCACGTCAGTAAATGATACGAACTTAAATTTACCTTTTAGTTGTTTAGAAGCTATGTTATAAATTTCGTTTTGTGACTCTACTGGTAAAGTGTTGCTATATTTCATAGGCCAGTAGTTATACTCTATAGGATATTTTTGAGAAAGTAACTTTACTATTCTACCGGTTAAGTCATCACTTTCATCATACACTTTAAAGTATGTGGCGCCTTGTGTAAGGTGAAAAGCAAACCATTCTAACAAATACGGTGCTTCATTTCTTACCATTAATACCATTGCTAACGTTTCCATATGTGAATATATATGATGGGTCGAGTATTAAACAATTGTTGTATACTAAGAGTTAATATGTAAATAGTTTTGTAATGATAAGCATACCTACAGCTGTTTATAATAACACATTTAAGTGGCAACTTAATTTATTTTGGTTTAACCACAAAATTGTTTATGGTGATATGGCTGCTAGTAAAACAGCACCAGTGTTGGTAAAACGAAATTACATTCGTGATAAAAAAATGGATAACTTTGACTGGCCTATAGATGTACCGGTTAGAATTTGTGAATCTTATTTTGATTACTTTATTGGGTTGGATAAAGAAAAATATTTACCCATTAATATACAGACTGGGTTGTATCAAATTATTAACACTCTTGATGACAATGAAATAATAGAGTTATTAGATTGTGATATGTTTCATTTAAAACCGGCGCCAATTACAGATATACCTGACGATGAATTACACGTTTCAACTATATATGAAGATTGGCATTTATTCAGTTTAACCAAAAATAGTAACGTTATTAATAAGTTTACTGGGGGTAATAAAAATTACTATAACGGTGGTTTTGTACCAATTATTGGTAAAGTTAAAACATTTAAAAAATTGTTATTGGATTGGATATTTTTCCACAAAAATATTGTTGATAATAGTACAGAAGGTTCTGTTACCAGTTGGTGGGCAGGGATGTATTCTTTACAAGCTGCTTGTGAAGTTAATAAAGTAAAAATGGTAAGTAAAGACTACTGCTATGTTCCAAATGTAAATCACTTAAATGATGATCATTACATAGCCCACTATTCTTGTGATCCTATTTTTAATAAACACAATATTAAAAATATAGATGTTAATAAATTTAAAGATAATTTATTTTACGATAGAGTAAAACAGTGGTTACTCAACTATAATATTGGGTAAAATAGTCTGGTTATATAAAAATGGGAATTTATAAAACGGTAACTGCAAGTTTGATGTTGTTATTTGTATATCAACATCTGAATAGTTTGGATTAAACACCAATAATGAAAGGTTATTACTTGTTACGGTAGTACCGTCTGGTAAAACTCTCATTGTGTAAAATGTTTGTACACCATTAATACTTAAAATTTGTGTAACTAAATTATTAACATCTATTAATTGATTTAGAGTACAGTTTTGCGAGTTAAAGTAATTTTGAAACACTGTGTTTATGTTGTTTGCTAAAGAGTTAGTATCTACTCTTATATCACTTGACTTTTTTATAACTAAAAACGTGCTATTAGATATATCCACTGTTGGTGTTTCACCTGGTTGCACTAAACCTAAAGTAAATGCTGTGTAAACTGGATCTTCTGGTATAAGCTCCATGTTAAGAGCTTTTAAATCTGCCATAGAAGATATAATTATATTTTTTTGAGAATTTTGTAAGAAATATTCGTTATTATTAGCATCAACAGTTTGTATTGACGGTACCATGAAAAGGTATATGTTGTTATCTTGCCCAGATTGTGAGAAATTAACTTCATTAAACAAATATCTTGGATCATCATTTGGTCTGGTAATACCTAGATCATAAAAATATTTTATATAACCATTTATAAAATCATTATTATTAACAACATATGAACTTGTAACAATATTGCTAAAATTGTTTGTAATAAATGATGTAAAATCTTGAGATGTTAAAAGTCTGTTTTGACTAAAGAACGATTTAGGAGCATTATTTTGTATGTCTGTAACCGATTCAGGTTGATTTGGCGGTGATGAAGCAATTGTATTAGTAAAAGATAATAATGTTGCTTGAGTTGGTGTTAGGTAATTTAAATTTGGATTTAAAACCTGCGATGCAATGGTTTGGAATTGCGGTGTTGTGTAAAAATTTAAAGTATTGCCGTTTAACTGGCCTGCAGATATAATACCAGCAGTACCATTACTTTGTACATAATAAATGTAAACTAAATCACCAGGATTTAATACTTGACCAAAAACTCCATTACCAAATTTGATTTCATAGAAACCATTTTCGTTAAATCTTAATTCATATACCGGTGCTGTACTGTTTTCTAAGAATACTGATTGTGTTAAATTAAATTGTGTGTAATTTCCTGTAACTGCACTTTGTACATAAACATTAATACTACCTTGGTCTATATTTACAGGTGTGTTGTTAACATTATCTTTAACAACCAGGGTAAATGTTTCATAAGGTTCACCTGTTGCAGCTTGAGCTGGGTACTCAATGTATGGTCCTTGGTATAAAAGGTTTTCTTGATATAAAGTGGTTAAGTCTTCTAATGCACTTGTTGATTTAGAAAACGTTGCATCTGTTGCAAAAGAATAAACTATACCATTTACTGTAAAATATGAATATCTTGGTATTGTGTATATGTCAGGTGGTAAGGCTGCATTAGCAGTTGTTTGAAATGATAATAAAGATGTTCTATAACCAGCTGGTTTATAATTAATTAGCTTAACTATACGATTCATGTTTTCATAAATCGTGGCTTCATTAAACATTGACTCACTACTTGTTTGGTTTAGGTAAAAAAGTAAGTAATGGTAAGAAAGAGCAATAACATCAGTAATGGCATTTAAGTTACTACCTTCATAATTCTGGTCTGTAAACACCCCACCCTGGTTTAATCTGTTAATTATGTATTGTTTTAAGGTGAGTGCATCAAACGATGTGTAACTCGCTTGCGGTAAAGTGTAGTCTGTTAATTGGTCTGCCATATTAGTTATTTAAATAGAATCCTGATTTATCTAAAGTGCCTATAATAGTAGTTTGTTGTGTACCAAACCTAGGTACTGTTATTGTAATGCTTATAGTATACTGGTTAATGTCTGTGTTTGGTTCAACATTAACGTTATTTACTATTACTCTTGGTTCAAACTGTTGTATACCTTGCAATATTGCACCACCTATAGCCACTGCTCTATCATTAGTACATGGTAAAAATAAAATATCACCAAAATTGATACCAAATACCGGGTTTAATGGTTTTTGGCCTGGGGTTGTTGTAATAATACTTGCAATGCTGTTATAAATTGCTGCTAAATTGTTATCAGCTTGAATATCAAGTATTTGTTGTTGTTTAAACAGCTGATTACTATATGTGGAACCAATAATTAAGTCTATATGCAGATCTGAATAAACTGTAGCATTATTTCTATTGGAATAGCTGTTAGCTAAAGGACTTAATGAAATGGTTGCCATTTAATATTATTTAGATGGGAAATAGAAATATACTATTAGAGCTTAAATAATAAATATGGCAAAGAAGTTTTTAACTCTTGTAGAGAATAACATTACTCGTTATAATAATGGTGGTATATTAGTTGGTGACGTTGTATTACCTGTTAAGAATTTAAAAAGTCACCCAGCATTTAAAATGCTAGCACCTGAAATACAGAAGTATCTTGTAGACTTCTTTGCAATGAAGAAAAATGTAAGAGTTAATGATATTAAAACAAAATACCCAACCAGTGCACCAAATGATGAAGATAATAGAGGGATTTCTTTCTACTTAGAACTATGCCATGAGTTAGCACCAGGTTTGTATGATCTTGCTAACAAAGTTACCGTGCCTCGTGAGTTAGTTTACGTTAACAATTCATATTCTAACTTACCACCAACTGATGAATACAAGCATAAAGAAAGAAGAACACGTTTAGATCATGTTAAGGATAAGTATGCTGAAGAAGCAGAAGAATCTCCTTACAATCCATATTTACAAACTTTATATTCTCAAGACAATAGCATGACTAATAAAGTACGTCCTACAGACACGACTTTAAAGAATGTAAATGTAACTTTAAAGTCAACACCAGACTCTAGAGCAAAAGATCCTCAAGTTAAAGGTTTCAGTTCTGCTGAAAAACCTTTAAACAAGAAGATGTATAATTAAGTCAGTTCACTTAACTGACAAAAACACGCAAAAGCGTTTATTTCTTTATCTAAGACCATTGCGTCTCTGTATAAATGTTCAGCTATAACAACTATAGCTTTTCTTTTTACATCATCTTTAATTTCTGTATTATCATAAAGAAAGTTAAGATAGTGTTTAAGTAACGCCCCGTAATCGCCTTGAAACTCACTTTCATTTTCAATTAAATGCTTTCTCAGCTCAGTAAGTTTTTTAGATTTAATATATTCGTACACCACTTTAGCAATTGAACTAGTATCCACATTGACGGTAATAGTTAAGGTACCGGTAGCACTATACTTTTGTATTAAGTTAATGGTCTTTCTGATATCTGGGTAGTTATCTTTTATAACTTTAACCAATTTAGTCTTTTCAGTATCAGGTACTTTTACTTTTTCTAACTTAAGAATACTAACAACCCTGCCCGACACCTCCTGTAAAGGTGGGGTTAGGTCAAAGTACTGTGTTCTACTCTGTATGGCAGGAATTATCTTATGTTTGTAATTAGCTGTAAGTATAAAGCGTGTATAACCACTATACTCTTCCATAGTATTACGTAAAGCTCTTTGACCATCTAACGTAATACCATCAGCTTCATCTAAGATAACAACCTTAACCTTACCGTCAATGCTCTTGGTTTGGGAAAAACCACTGACCTTGCTTCTAATTGTATCAATACCGTTTTCGTCTGATGCATTTATATACAAGTATTGACACTTTAATATGTCCTGCACAATTATTTTAGCAATAGTAGTCTTACCAATGCCAGGTGTACCAACAAATAATAAATTTGGTATCTCATCCTTTAAACTAGTGAAATAGTTCCTATTCTCAGGAGACAAAACCATTTCATCTAGTGTCTTCGGTCTATACTTTTCAACCCATAAGTTATTAAACATATTTTATCCTTTAATGTCAGATGAACCAAACCCTTTATCACCACGTGCTGTCTCTGTTACTTGGTCAGCCCACTCAACAGAAGTTTGTATATTTTCAAATATAACAAGTTGAGCTACTTTATCTCCTTTTTTAAATGAATATGTTCTTTCTAAATCTAAGTTTCTAAAAAGAATATCAAGGCTGCCTCTGTAACCCTCGTCTATAACTCCTGGATGCACTGTTAAGTTATGTTTAAAACCTAAACCACTCCTACAACATACAAGAATCCAGTGACCTGGTGTTATGAAAGCTAACTGTAAACCTATTGGTACTATTTTAGATTCACCAGGTTTAATATCAACATTATCCGTGCAGTAAACATCCCAACCTGTATCATTTGAGTGGGCTTTGGTAGGTAACTTAGCGTCTGCGTTTAACGATTTAAAACTTATTTTAACCATGTGTCAATAATACAGTATAAAATATTGAAATCAACTTTTTTTTGTTAAAAATGATTGACAACCCTTACTGAGGTGATAAATAATAAGTATATGAAAGAGTCATATGTTTATATTATTATAAACAAAATAAGATCTAAAAATGATGATTTACCAAAATACTATATTGGATATAAAATGGTAGCAAGAGATAAGGGTGGGTATTATGGGTCATGTAAAATGCTAACAGAAGATATAAAAATAAATGGCATAAACAACTTTTTTAAAATTGTGTTAAAAAGATTTAATAGTGATATTGAAGCAAGACAATATGAAGAAAAATTATTAAACTATTTTAATGCAAGGTACAACAAAAAGTTTTATAATCTTACAAACGGTGATGCAGACTTTGTAACAAAACCGCAACACGGTGCTGTTTGTTTTAAAGGAAATAATCGCACAGAAAAACAAAAACAGGGTGATAAAAACAAATACAAAATTAGATCTGAAAAACGTGTTTTAGCGGATAAAAAACATTCTTATTTAATG